GGAAGGCCGCCTGTAGGTAAAGCTTCAATAGTTGGAGAGCGTGGGCCTGAGTTATTTGTTCCCTCTACTGCTGGCACAATTATCCCAAACAATCAATTAGGAGGCGAATCTATAACTAATAATATTGTTGTAAATGTGGATGTATCTAATACTGAGGTTGCTGGTAATAATTCAGATGCAACGCAATTCGGTGAACAGCTTGCCGCAGCAATACAAGCTGAGATAATAACTCAAAAAAGATCAGGGGGTTTATTAAGTTAATGGCTACATTTCCAATTACGAATCCAAGTTATAATACTAGATTCACTCCAAAGCCATCAGTTAATGTCATAACTTTTGGAGATAACTTTGAACAACGATTGACTGAAGGATTAAACAGAAACCCTTTGACTGTAAATTTAGTTTTTGAATTATCTCAATCTGACGCAACCACAGCAGTTGATTTTTTAAATGCAAGAATTGATGATGGTGCATCTTTTGATTACACTTTACCAAGTGAATCATCTTCAAGGAAATTTGTTTGCGATAATTTTCCAAGATCAATACCTTATCTCAATAGAGTAAGACTTACTTGTGTTTTTAGGGAGGTATTCGAGGCATAATGGCAATTCCTTTTACAGAGTTAAATAAAATCAATCCAAGTTCTGTTATTGAATTATTTGAACTTGAGCTTACAGTGGGAACTCATATAGCTGCTGGTAATCCACAGAACTTACCTACTGTCTATAGATTTCATGCTGGTGCAAATCTTAATAATTTTGGTGAAGTAATATATCAATCAAATCCTTATCAAAGAGTAGCTGTCAAAGTTTCTGGTTTTGAAAGAAATGCAAGGGGTGTCGTTCCAAGACCACTAATAACTTTTTCTAATGTTGGTGGAATAGTGCAAAATCCAGCAACAGGATTAATTATTACTATGAGTGACTTCTTGAATAATGTAAATCAGGTTACACCTCATAATGATTTAGTAAATGCCAAACTTACAAGAAAAATGCCATTAGCCTCTGCTTTAGATAATGCAAATTTCGCATCAGGTTCAAATCCTTTTGGAACTCCTAGTTCAGATAGACTGCGTGATGAAATATTTGTTATTGATAGAAAAGCTACAGAAAATAGAAGAATTATAGAATTTGAACTTACAGCGGCACATGATCTACAAAACAGACAAATCCCGCAAAGAGTCGTGACAAGAGACTTGTTTCCAGCAGTAGGTACATTTGTATAATGAAAGATTCTACTTGGTCAACAGAGGCTTTTAAACACGCAAAAGAGTGTTATCCAGAGGAGTCATGTGGATTAATAATTGATTTAGATGGTATTGAAACTTATTGGAGGTGTAAAAATATTTGTAAAATGTATCGAGAAAAAGCTTTTGTAATTGACCCTTTAGATTATGCCGCTGGTGAAGATCAAGGAGAGGTTCTTGGTGTAGTGCATAGCCATCCCGATTGTGAATTAGAATTTAGTAAAGCTGATAAAGATTGTTGTAAAAGTGTAGATTTGCCTTTTTATATCGTTGAACCAGAAACAGAATCTATTATTGTTTTATATCCAACTGAGATAAATGATTAAATTAACTATTTATGGAAGGTTAAGAAAGTTAGTAGGTCAATCTACTTTTGAAATAAAAGCTAATAGCCCTAGAGAGGCATTTAGTTTTTTAATTAATAATTTTGATGGAGTAAATGAGCATATTAAAGATCAAGAATATTGCGTAATGGCTGGTGATTTAAGAATATGGGGAGATATGTTAGACCTACAAACTGAAAGCGATATAAAAATAATTCCTGTAATACATGGTGAAGGATTATTTAAAACTCTTTTAGGTTTTGGATTAGCAGTTTTCGGTGGTTTTATTCCTGTAATCGGCCCATGGGTGCAAAGATATGGTATTAGTCTAATGATTGATGGTATTCAAGATATGCTAACTCCTGACCCGAAACCTAATAATGTGCAAAGGCAAGAAGATCCGCAAGATCCTAGTTTTGTATTTACTGGACTTTTAAATAATTCAAAACAAGGTGTTCCGATTAACATAGTATATGGAGAGACTTTGATTGGAAGTACAGTCGTAAGTTCTTCCATTGATACTTTTCAAGTCGTAAACAGTTAGAAAAATGGTTTTTCCTATAAGACAAATAATAGATGCTCTTTTACCTGATAATCTTTTAAAATCTATTGATTTTGGCACTGTTGTTGATGCGTTAGCAGAGGGACAAATAGAAGGATCTGCGACAGCAAGCAAAGCAAGAATAACAGATAAAACAAGTACAGCTTTTAAAAATGCCTTTCTTAAAGATTTATTTTTAAATAAAACTGCTGTACTTCAATCTGACGCTAGTAATACAGACCCTAATGACTCAGAATTTAATTACCAAAAAGATAAAATTACTTTTGAATTTCAAGATGGGACAGCAAATAATGCTGTTTTAAATGCGGCTGCACAGCAAATTAGTGAAGTTTCTACAGGTGATAAAAATCAAGAATGTTCTTTTCCTGTTGGAGGTAGTGCCACACCTAGATCAGCAACAATAACAAACACAGAGGTAGATTTTGTACAAATTAAAGCAAAATTTGACTCATTTTTTAAAGTAAATACTGAAAATGGAAATAGAGAATCTACTTCAGTTCAAGTTTTAATAAAAGTTAATCCAAATAACGGAAGCTCTCAAAATGTAATACAAGAAACAGTAAGCGGAAAAAGTTTTAATCCTTACAACAGAGATTTTGGAATAGACTTACAAAAACTTACTGGATTTAATAGAAACACTGCTGGAGCATCAGGGTCTTTTTTTCCAATAGTTGTATCAATCGAAAGAGAAAATGACGTTGGTGACGAAAATACTTTTAACACTATGAGACTTGCTGAAGTCAGACAAATTATTAATGAAAAAAATAACTACCCTAATATTGCATATTCTTCTTTAAGATTTTCCTCTGAGTTGTTCACATCTGCCCCTAATCGAGTCTTTAGAGTTAGAGGAAAACTTGTAAAAATACCTCATAATGCGACTGTTGATTATTCAAATGGACGATTAACTTATTCTGGAACTTTTAATGGTACTTTTAAAACAGACAAGGAATGGTGTTCTGATCCAGCTTGGGTTTTGTATGATCTTTTAACTGATGAAATCAGTGGGTGTGCGATACCAGAGGCAGAACTTGATCCATTTACTTTTTTTGGTGTGAGTAAATATTGCAGTGAATTAGTAGATGATGGAAATGGTGGTCAAGAACCAAGATTCTCTATAAACGCAAATATACAATCAAGGCGGGATGCTATGGCAGTTATAAAAGATATTTGTTCAGTTATGAGAGCGACACCTTTTTATGAGGAGGGTGTTATAAAAATTGCTCAAGATGCCCCTCAAGATATAAATGATCCAAGTGCGGTTACTTTTAATTATGTTTTTAATAATACTAATGTTGTTAATGGTGATTTTATTTATGCTGGCTCATCTGCAAAAACGAGATTCAATGTAATAAATGTTTCTTATTTTGATTTAGAAACTCAGGGAATAGATTACATAACAGTAAAAGACACATCTGCGCAATCAAAATTTGGCACACAGACTAAAACAATTACCACTTTTGGCATAACTTCAAGAGGGCAAGCTCAAAGAGTAGGAAAATGGTTTTTGAATACCCAGCAAACGCAAACAGAAACAGTTGCCTTTGAAACTAATATTGCTGCTGGATCTGTTTTAAGAATTGGTGATATTATCGGTATTTCTGACAGAGTAAAAGCAGCTACAAGAAGAGGAGGTCTGGTAAAAACAGCAAGTGTAAGTCAGATAACACTTGATGATATATCACAGACTAATTTACCAGATATAAGTGATTCTCCAACTATAAGCTGTATGCTGTCAGATGGCACAGTTGAAACAAAAACCATTGTATCTTCTAATTTTTCATCAGCACCAGTATTGAATAGTCCATATATTTTAGAATCTGGGTCATTATCTGTTCGCTCTTATAGAGTTTTAAATGTTAAAGAAAACGACAAAAAAACTTTTTCTGTTGTTGCTGTAATACATAATGCTGGCAAATATGAAGCTGTTGAGGATGGTCAACAACTACCAGTCAAAAATATAAACTTACTTACAAGTCTTTTACCCTCACCATTAATTATTGATAAAGCAGATGGATCAAAAGCTATTGAAGAAAAAATTGTTTTGAATAATAATAGACCAGTGCCAAAATTATTTATTGATTGGCAAAATGTTGAAGGGGCATCTGGTTATCAATTAATCTATAGGAAAGATAATGAAAATCCAGTAGTTGTAACGACTCAACAGTCAGAGCATGAAATTTTACCCTCAGAGTCAGGTTCTTACAATATACAAATTTACACTTTAAATAGTAATGGTGAGAGGAGTGCAAGGCCGACAGAAAAAATAGTAAATACTATTGGTTTAACTGCTGTTCCAGAAAATCCAACAAATTTTGAGATTGAACCGATAAATAATGCACAAGTAAAATTATCATGGACAAAAACTACTTCTCTTGACGTTGAATTTGGGGGTAATTGTGTGATAAGGCATACTCCAAATTCTTTAGCACAGGCCACATTTATAGACTCTACTGATCTTAATGAAAATATAAATGGATCAACAAATGAGGCAATTTTACCAGCATTAACAGGTACTTATTCTTTAAAATTTCGAGATTTAGGTGGACGGTTATCGACTACAGAGGCAAAAGTTGAATTATCCTTACCAGAGATTCAAGATGAACTACAAATTAAAAGTCAAAGAGAACAAACTGCATTTAGCGGAACAAAAACAAATTTAAGTGTAGTGTCAAATGCTTTGCAACTTACAGACCCAGCAAATAATTTAACTGGAACTTATGAATTTGCTTCAGTTTTTGATTTAGGTTCTGTATTTACAAATTTAAGGTTAGCAAGACATATAAAAAGCACAGGATTTTTAGTATCTGATTTATTTGATTCAATTCCTGATTTAGATGCAAGGTTAAATTTTGATGGTGTCGGTAGCGAAAGACTAAAAAGCAAACTTCAAGTACAAACTTCAACAGATAATAGTTCTTTTACTGCATTGCAAAATCTTACTAATGGTTCTTTTGTGGGAAGATCATTTAAATTTACTTCAAATTTGATTTCTGTAAATGCAAACGAAAATATAAAATTTACTGAGTTAGGTTTTGATGCTTTTTTGCCATCAAGAACTGAAAACAAATACCAATCAGGTGGAAATATTATTTCTACACCTTTACAGTCTGGGACAAGTGCAAGCGGTTTATCAGTTGTTTTTGGTAAACCATTTTTTACAGGCACAAGTGCAATCGGTGGTTCAACTACAGCTTTTCTTCCATCAATTTCTATAGCTCCAGAAGATTTGCCAAGTGGTGCATTTTTTCTTCTTAGTTCTATTAGTGGTGCTGGATTTACAATAGTTTTCAAGAACTCATCAAATGCAGTCATAGATGTGAAATTTACGTTTCAAGCGTTAGGATATGGAAAAGGTGCATAACTAATGGCAAGAGTTAATTCAACTGGCAAAGAATCTGGTAGTAATTTTTCACCTGATAATGGCACTGGTTTAGTAGTCCGAACAGCATTAAAAGATATACTAGAATCTTTAAGAACAGTAAACAGTGCAGCGGGCGACCCATCTGGGGCGGCAAATTTAGCAGCTTATCAATTACATATTGATAGCGATACAAATTTATTAAAAATTAGAAACAGTGCTAATTCAGCTTTTGTCACCTTAGGAAATGTAAGTCAAACTAATTTCGGTTTTTTATCCGCATCAGGAGGGACGCTTACTGGGGTATTAGCTGCCTCTGCTGGATCTGCCTCTGCTCCATCTATTCATTTTGGAGATAGTACAACAGGATTATTTAAAAAAGCAACTAATCAGATAGGACTTACATTTGCTGGTACGGAAAAAGCATTTCTCGATCAAAATGGTTTAACCTTACAGGCTCAATCAGATTTAAGATTTGCTGATTCTGACAGTTCAAATTTTATAGCTTTGCAAGCCCCTGCAACTGTATCAAGCAATGTCACTCTCACTTTACCAGCTACAGATGCCCCTGTTAGTGGATATGCACTTATATCTGATGGCTCAGGAACTTTAAGCTGGGGTGTTGCTGGTGGCGGCGCAAATGGTAATGGAACAAACGAAATTTTCTGGGAAAACGATCAAACAATAACTGGTAATTATCAAATAACAAATAACAAAAATGCTGGAAGTTTTGGCCCTATAGTAATTCAAAGCGGAGTAACCGTTACAGTTGGTTCTGGTGAAACGTGGACTGTAGTATAAAAGTGTATATAATAAATTAAAGGATATGAAGTTATGAGTACATTAAAAGTCAATAGCATAATACCAGTAGCGGGAGTTCCTACAGGAGGAGGCGGTGGAATAGTTCAAATAAAATCAACAACTAAAACTGATACATTTAGCACAACTAGCCATTCTTTTACAGATGTTACTGGCTTAAGTGTATCCATTACACCTACATCTACTTCTAGTAAAATTTTTATAATTGCATATGTGACAGGTCAGGGAAACTCAAATGCTAGAGAAAATTTTAAATTATTAAGAAATTCTACTGAAATCTGTCAAGGTGACGCTGCGGGTAATAGACCTAGATGCTTTGGAGCTATTTATGCTATTGGTGACCATGAAACACCTAGAACAACTACAGTTAATTTTCTTGATTCACCAAATACAACTTCAGCAATTACATACAAAATTCAAGTGAGTAATGGTAATTCATCAGGTTCAGTTCATGTAAACCGAGCTAATGATGATACTGATTCCGTTGCACACGCAAGGACAGCTTCTACTATTACGGTAATGGAGGTGTCAGCATGATTACTTCTATGTATAATTTAATTAAAAACTAATTATGGGATTAGATCACGAAGCCATACGCAAAGCCTATCCAAATGCTGTAACGATTGATGACGGCACAGGAGCTTTTGACGCAAGTGGTAACAAAATATCACTTGATAATAGTCTTGTTACGTCTGCGAGAACTACTTTAGATAATGAAGCCGCTGCGATTCTTTATAAAAAGCAAAGAACAGGCGAAGCTGGTACGACAGACACTATATATGCTTCTTGGGGCGACCAAATGGATATGCAGTATAAAGACGCTGTAAATGGTACGACAACTTGGAAAGATCACGTTGCTGCTGTAAAAGCTAAATATCCCAAGCCATGAGTACATTAAAAGTCAATACACTTCAAGAATTAGATGGAAGCGTTTTTACGAGAATCCTTCAAATTGTAAATAGTAGTCAAATATCTTTTACAACAACATCTACTAATACTTTTGTGGATGTTACAAATGCAACTTTAACTATTACACCAGTTTCTAGTAGTAGCAAAATAGTTGTTATATTTTCTTCGGGATTAATTAATAATTTAATTAGTGGAAATAATGTTCAAGCAAATATAAAAATGTTAAGAGATAGTACAGAATTAATTAAAACTATTCATGCCGCTGAAAACGCATCAGGAGGTTTGCAGACAAAACAAGCTGTCACTCAAGTTGTAATAGATCAGCCAGCAGACACAAATTCACACACATACAAAATGCAAGCCTGTAATACTAATACAAGTTCAAATCCGACTATTTCTATTTATGATGCGACTTTAATTGCATATGAGGTGGCGGCATGATTAATACAAGAATAGAAGCATTAGCATCTTTAGCACCTGACAAGGCATGGAGTTGGTCTGGTTCAGATCTTCTTTACTCTAATTTAGAATGGTTGGATTCGGGAACAGCCCCAACTGAATCCGAAATAGATGCTGAAGTTACCAAACTTAATGATGCAGAACCAATGAGACTTTTAAGAGTTGAAAGAGATAGATTATTAACAGTTTGTGATTGGAGAGCTTGTTCTGATGTGACACTTTCAGATAGTTGGAAAACTTATAGGCAAGAATTGAGAGATTTGCCTGCATCTGCAACACCTAAAATTGATAGTAATGGAGATTTAGATTTAACATCTGTTACTTTCCCAACAGAACCTTCTTAATTATGAGCCAACTTAAAGTCAATTCAATAGTTCCTGTCGGTGGGCTGCCAAGTGGTGCTAATGGTGGGATAATACAAACTGTTCATGTTATCAAAACAGATGCTTTCTCTTCTACAACTTCAAACACATTTACAGATATAACTGGTTTGTCGGTAACTATTACTCCAAGTTCAAATTCACACAAATTGTTAGTTATTACTGGTATATATGGAGCGGCAGATGCCTCGTCTGGTAGTACAGTAAGAATTACATCTTCTTCTGGTAGTGCAGTACAAGCAGATTCAGCAAGTAATAGGGTATTGACAAACGGTGCAGAAGCAGGCGATAACAACGACCCTTCACACGATGTAAACCCCATTCACAATGGTTCATTACTTTTTGAACCTGCAACAACATCAGCAGTAACAATAAAAGCACAATTTAGAATGGAAGGAGGTGGAACTTTTTTTGTAAATAGATCGGAGTCAGACACTAATAACACAGGCCATGTAAGGACTGTTTCAACAATAACAGTAATGGAAATAACAGTATAATGGCAATTAATCCAGCACAAAAAGATTTTACTGTTCAACGCAGGGCTGACTTTCCTTTGACACTAACTTTTAAAGATGGCAACGGTGATGCAATAAACTTAACTGGATTTACTGTTGCTGCTCAGGTTTACAACGAAGACAGGTCAACAAAATTTGCTGATTGGACTGTTGCCTATACGAATAGAACAAGCGGAATAGTTGATATTAAACTAACTGATACTCAAACAGCAACATTTAGTCCAAATGAACTTAAATATGATGTTTTATTAACAGAACCTAGTGGCGACAAAAATTATTATTTAGAAGGTACACTATATATAAGCGAAGGTTACACAGCATGAGCAGTCCAAATTCTGTAACTGTAAGTCAAGTATCAGAT